GCGTACTGGCAGTTAATGGGATTTACGCCTATATGGACGCCATTGACGGAGCGCAGATTTATTATGGCTAAAAAGAAAGGCCCAGTTCTCTCGGTTGGTCGCGGCGAAAAGCTGCCGGTCTCCAAGGGAGCGGGCTTGACTGCCAAAGGCCGTGCCAAATACAACGCAGCTACGGGTAGCAACCTGAAAGCTCCCCAGCCCCAAGGCGGCAAGCGCAAGGATTCGTTCTGCGCCCGTATGTCCGGGATGCCGGGTCCAATGAAAGACGAAAAGGGTAAGCCCACCCGCAAGGCGGCTGCTCTGAAAAGATGGAAGTGCTGACATGACTGAAGACGCTATCCAAACAGCCCGTGAACTTGCTACGCATGCGTCCGACATCAAGCACTTGCAAGATGACATGGACAAGATGCTGGAGAACATGAAGGCCATGCAGGCAACGCTGACAGCCATTGACAAAACGCTGTCTGAGGCTCGCGGTGGCTGGAAAGTTTTGATGTTGGTTGGCGGAGCAAGTAGTGTCGTAGGCGCTGGTTTAGTTCAGCTTGTTAACTGGTACGCAGGCGGCAAGTAATGTATCTGACAAGCAACATCCCGTACTTCAAATGCTGGGTGCGCAAAGAGTTTACGAATGCTCACCAGAAGTACCAAGGTGAGTTTATTCACGGGTTGGCAGTGGCGGTCACTACCATTCCTGACAGAAGTTTGAGTTTTCAGATAATCTTCACTGGCCTTGAGGCCGAAGAGGGTGAGAACGTACATGGTGGGGCAATGTGGGCGAGGATGCCGCTTGCTGCGCTTGTTGGAGATATTCCGCTGGAAGTGTGGCCTGAACGTATGTTGAACCACTTGTCGCAGCCTTGGGACTGCAACTCATACAATCACTCCATCATCAGCTTGGAGCGTGCAAAGCCTTCTCCGTGGATGTGCAAGATAGGCGGGGAGTTTTACACCGGCAGGTATTTGTTCACTGTAGATTACGCAGAGAGCGATGTTTCTGAAGACCCGTCACAGCACAAGCAGAGTCATGTGCTGATATTGACGGACGCAGGTAAGTGGACTGGAAATGTTGTGGCGCTGCCCAACAACCGGGTCCGGGTAACAAGTCCAGCCTATTGGCAAACTGGACAGGGAGCGCCTGATTTCAGGCCAAACCAGTGGATTCACTGTGCGGAGCAAGATGACTCGTACATGGATGCGGAGCAGACGTTTAACAACCTTTATCAGGAGCAAGAGAAATGATGAAATCAAAAATGATGGCCAGTGGCGGCATGATGAAATCCAAAATGATGGCCAGTGGCGGCGCTATGCCCATGAAAGACGGCAAGCCTGCTTTTGTTGGCGACGGCGTAGGCAAGATGAAAAAAGGCGGCATGCCACCAGCATTGGCCAAACACGCAGCAAAACCCGCTTCCAAGGCCCACAAAGGTCTGGCTGGTGGCGGCATGACCAAAATGGGCGCAGTAAAAACGTCTTCTGGTCGTGATGGTATTGCTGTTAAAGGCAAGACCAAAGGCCGGATAGTTTAAACATGATGGCCAGCCGTGGCATGGGGGACATCAACCCCAGCAAAATGCCCAAGGGCAAGAAGATCACCCGCAAGGATGATCCGAACAAGGTTGACTTGTTTGCTAAAGGTGGCAAGGTGAAGTCCAAGGTCAATGAGGCTGGCAACTACACCAAGCCTGAGCTACGTAAACGCATCTTTAACGCCGTGAAGGCAGAGGCCACAGCGGGCACTGGCGCAGGACAATGGAGCGCCCGTAAGGCGCAAATGGTGGCGCAGCGTTACAAAAAAGCTGGCGGCGGGTACCGTGACTAAATGGTCAGACAAGCGCAAAAAGGCAATTAACTGTGATGCCCCCAAAGGGTTCTCGGAGAAAGCCCACTGCGCTGGAAAGAAGAAGATGGCAACAGGCGGCTTGGCTAAACCGCAACAGTCTCTAAAGGACTGGGGCAAACAAGACTGGAGAACCAAAAGTGGTAAAAAATCTTCTGAAACAGGTGAGCGATACCTTCCAAGCGCTGCGATTAAAAGTCTCAGCCCTGCTGAGTACGCTGCGACGACCAAAGCCAAGCGGGCAGGAAAAGCCGCCGGGAAACAGTTCGTAGCGCAGCCCAAGCGTATTGCAAAGAAAACAGCGGGGTTTAGATAATGGCTGGTAAGAAATTTATCCAAGAAGCAATCAAAAAACCCGGTGCATTACGCGCCGCGCTTGGTGCTAAAGAAGGCAAGCCGATTCCAGCCAAAAAGCTGGCGGCTGCGGCCAAAGCCCCCGGTAAACTAGGCCAACGTGCCCGGTTTGCTAAAACGCTCAGAGGCTTTAAGAAGTAACCTATGGCAACCACCTCTGGCACAGCAGCCTTTAACCTTGACCTGACTGATCTGGTCGAGGAGGCGTTTGAGCGCGTCGGTAGCGAGATGCGTACTGGCTACGACTTGCGGACTGCCCGCCGGTCGCTGAACCTGCTGTTTGCGGACTGGGCTAACCGTGGCGTGAACATGTGGACGTTTGAGCAAGGCTCCATCACTTTGGTGCAGGGGCAAAACACTTACGCCCTGCCGTCAGACACCGTTGACCTGCTTGAGCACGTCATCCGCACTGGTGCTAACACGGCGTCTACACAGGCAGACCTGACGATCACCCGGATCAGCGTATCAACCTACGCCACGATTCCGAACAAGATTCAACAGGCGCGGCCAATCCAAATCTGGATTCAGCGGTACAACGCACAAAGCTCGCCTACGGGCCTGACGCTGAACGGCACCATTACCTCTACGGCTACAACACTCACCCTCAGTTCTACTGTGGGCCTGCCAGCTTCCGGTTTTATCAAAATTGACAACGAGACCATCAACTACAGCTACATATCAGGGAATACCCTAAACAACTGTTTCCGCGCTCAGAACAACACCACCGCAGCCTCTCACACTACGGGCACAGCCGTGTTCTTGGAACAGCTCCCGGCGGTCACTGTCTGGCCAACGCCGGATGGCTCACAGACCTACACGCTGGTTTACTGGCGTTTGCGCCGTACGCAGGATGCCGGTGGTGGTGTCAACGTCATGGATGTGCCTTTCAGGTTCGTGCCTTGCATGGTGGCTGGGCTGGCCTACTACTTGGCTATAAAGGTGCCCGGTGGCATTGAACGTCTGGGCGTGCTCAAACAGCAGTACGATGAGGCGTGGCAACTGGCTTCGGATGAGGACCGTGAAAAGGCGGCTGTACGGTTCGTGCCGCGCCAGATGTTTATTGGAAGCGGAACATGAAGTCAAAGAAAGTGCGTAAGTTTTCCGGTGCGGAGGGTAGTTTTATACTGCCCGCACAGGTGCGCACTTTTGCCGAGACGGTTGCAGGTAACCGCGACCCCATCACAGAAAAAAATTTTAGTAAAAAAGAAACACAACAGATGCGCGACGCTATTGCGCGTTCGAGGGAACGGCAATCGAAGATTGTAGAATTTGAAAAAAGCAAAGGTCGTAGAGGATACTACGACGAAACCGTAGACTATAAGGATTACGGCGCGGACAAGTTAAGACAGATGGACTCTAAGAGAGACTACAGCCCCCTACCGGGTGATGCCGCAAGAAACACATTGGGGCGTTTTAAGTACGAGAAGACGCCGGAAGGTCGTTTGGTTGTAACCGACAGTTACGATTTCAAAGACGATCTCGTGGATAAAAACTCAAATATCCCGCGTTCGAAAGACTACGAAAAGTTGAGCACGTTTGAAAAACTGGGCAAACTGGCAAAAGACACTATTGCTTCGGACAAAGGAGGTTTAACAACGCTCCCCAGCCGTGTGGGTAGTGCGTTTGTCGGAGCCGCATCCCGACCCGTGCGTGTTGACCTCGGAGAAGCCCCCTTTAGAAAAGGCGGAGCAGTAAAAGCACGAGCGCACGGCCCATCACGCACAAGTTCTTCTAAGCGCGGCGACGGCATTGCCAAAAAAGGCTTTACCAAAGGCAAGGTGCGATAATGGGCAACCGTTTTTCCTCCGGCAAGAACTCGATTGCCATTTGCGACAGGTGTGGTTTTCAGTTTAAGCTGACCAACCTGCGCAAAGAAGTTGTTAAGACAAAGATTAACAACACGCTGGTCTGCCCGTCCTGCTATGACCCGGATCAGCCACAGCTCCAGTTGGGCATGTACCCAGTAGATGACCCGCAAGCGGTGCGCAACCCCCGCAGGGACTCAACGTATGTTGAGGCTGGTGTAAACACGGCAGGGTTCAATACCGGGGGTAGCCGGGACATCCAGTGGGGTTGGTATCCGGTTGGTGGTGCTAGCTTCTTCACCGAGTTGCTGACGCCAAACAATCTGGTGTTGACTACAGCGGTGGGTCAAGTGACAATCTCAGTAACCTAAGGAGTTAGAAATGGCCATATCGTACAAAACCAGACCAGCCCCAACAAAGGCAGTGCTTCCGCCAACGAACAACGACAAGTATTTGGCGGATGTAAACGTGTCAGTGGGCAACAACCGCAGTAACGATTACAAGCCAACCAAGACCACAGGCATAGTGACCCGGGGTAATGGCTGCGCCACTAAAGGCATCACCGCCCGAGGACCAATGGCGTGAACTACACCCAGTTAACAAATGCGATCTGCGATTACACGCAGAACTTCGACCAAGACTTCATTGACAACATTCCGGTGTTTGTGGAGCAGGCCGAAGAACGCATTTTTAACACTGTCCAGTTCCCGGCACTTCGCAAGAATCAGTTCTCTCTCATAACGACCAACAACAAGTACGTGTCTTTGCCAAACGATTTCTTGTCTGTGTTTTCGTTGGCATTGGTGACAGGTGTTACCGGCGCAAACCTAGACACTGGCACGTACGAGTACTTGCTCAACAAGGATGTAAACTTTATCCGGCAGGCTTACCCCAGCCCGAACGCAACAGGCGAGCCAAAATACTACGCTTTGTTCGGGCCAACGATTGTCAGTTCAGCGATCACCACTGAGCTATCACTCATCCTCGGCCCAACGCCTGATGCTGCGTATTACGTAGAGTTGCATTACTTCTACTACCCCGTTTCAATTGTCACGGCTGGCACATCTTGGCTTGGCGATAATTACGATCCCGTCCTGTTGTACGGCTCTCTGGTAGAGGCAAACACGTTCATGAAGGGTGAAGCCGACATGACCGCCTTGTACAACGGAAAATACACAGAAGCTTTAGCACAGGCCAAACGACTTGGTGATGGACTTGAGCGCGGAGATGCGTATCGGGACGGTCAGTACAAGCAAAAGGTGATCTGATATGGCATTTGACCAGACACTCACCACAAGCTTCAAGCAGGATATTTTGCTGGGTGTACACGACCTTGACACAGACACGCTGAAGATGGCCTTGTACTTGGCGACAGCCAACCTTGACGCAGACACCACCGTTTACACAGCAACAGGCGAAACATCCGGTACAGGCTATACAGCCGGTGGCAATGTGTTGACAGGCGTTACGGTTCAGACCTCGGGCACAACAGCCTTTGTAGATTTTGCCAACCCCACATGGAACCCCGCCAATTTCACGGCACGTGGCGCGTTAATTTATAACGTCACCAAGAGCAACAAAGCGATTGCTATATTGGACTTTGGCTCTGACAAGGTGGCGACCACCACCTTTGTTGTTGAGATGCCAGCCAACACAGTGTCATCTGCGTTAATTAGAATTTCATAAGGACCAACATGCTTGTAACCACAACCAAAGGCGACATGGATGACTCCCTGCTTGAAAAGCGGGAAGGCACAGTGGATAATGACAACGAACTCACGACATGGGTTGAGTACTGGTTGGACGGAGAGCTTGTCCACCGTTCTGCGCATGTGACCTTGAAAAAAACAGCCGTCTTTGGTGGCGGCGAAACAGCTTCTTTTGCTTAAAGGATAAATCATGGCAAACACTCAATCAATGTGTACCTCGTTCATGGGCGAGCTAATGACCGCAACCCATAACTTTGGAACGGCACCGACCCGCGGAACAAGCGCAACCGACACGTTTAAAGCGGCTTTGTATTTGACATCCGCCACAGTTAACGCATCTACCACGGCGTACTCTGCTTCGAATGAGGTGTCTGGTACGGGTTACTCCGCAGGGGGCGTAACGGTAACGGCTGCAACCCCTCCTACGGCAACAAACTCTTCGGCAACTGCGGGGGTGGCGTTTTTTACCCCTTCGGCATCCATTGTTTACACAACAGTAACTTTGTCTACGGCGTTTGATGCGGTGTTGATTTACAACTCTACGCAAAGTAACAAGGCGGTTTCTGTCCATACGTTTGGCAGTCAGACCATCACGGCGGGTACTTTTACTTTGACAATGCCTGCTGATACGACATCAACTGCTTTGTTGCGTCTGGCTACAACCTAAGCGGAGGCGGCGTAAGCCGTAGACCATGTTTGGTATATCCGCATTTGCACAGGCCCCATTTGCGGCTCTCGGTGAAAACGTAGTCGTCGTTGCCCTGACGGGCGTGTCCGCGTCCGGGAATGTTGGATCAGTTCTCAGTGGGCAAGAACTAACGGGCGTGTCTGCGTCTGGGGCTGTTGGGTCTGTAACAGGCTCAAGCACCGTTGCTCTGTCGGGTGTTGCGGCCTCCGGTTTTGTTGGATCAGTTACTGCGGCTTCGACAGTTGCCCTGACGGGCGTGTCTGCATCTGGAGAGGTTGGCACTGTTGCTCGCGGGGACACAGCATTTGCTCTGTCAGGGGTAGAGGCTTTAGGGGGTGTTGGTTCCGTCGGGGTGACAAACTCTCTTGCCCTGATTGGCGTGTCTGCGGCGGGGGCCGTTGGTACTGTTTCTCGCGGGCCAACATTATTTGCCCTGACAGGGGTTGAGGCTTCCGGCGCTGTTGGGACAATGATCTACAACGAGTCGGATGCAACATCCGGCGATGTGGCAATAGGCGAAGTTGGCACAGTAGCCCCCTCTCTCACCGTCGCTCTTACGGGGGTGGCGGCTTCAGGTTTTGCAGGCACGGTGAGCCACAGCAAAACAATTGCGCTGACTGGAAATTTGGCAATCGGAACCGCTGGATCGGTTGGGTTTACAGAGTCTTTTGCGCTGTCTGGGGTGCAAGCCTCGGGCGCGGCTGGAACTGTAATCGCCGTTTATTGGATTTTGGTAGATGACAGTCAAACTCCAAACTGGCAAAATATCAACGATTCTCAAACACCCAACTGGGCGCTGGTAAATAACGCAGAAACGGCTGATTGGTCGTTGGTTGAGACGGATTAAGGATACATATGGCTCTCGTACTTGCAGACCGGGTAAAAGAAACAACCACCACGACAGGTACTGGGACAGTAACGCTTCTGGGCGCATCAACGGGGTTCCAGTCGTTCGCGGCAGTTGGCGACGCCAACACCACCTATTACGCTATCGTGGCTCAAACCGGCACTGAATGGGAAGTTGGGATTGGTACGTATGCAACATCAGGCACAACCTTAGCCCGAACAGTGGTGTTGTCATCGTCTAACAGCGGATCAGCAGTCA